CGTCACAATGTGACAAAAATGTGACGACAGAGATAGAGAAAGAGAAAGAGATAGAGAAAGAGATAGAGTTAGAGAAAGACCAAGAACAAGAAAATCGTCGTGGTCCAAGTCCATCCAAAGACCAAATTCTGTCCGACCTTTATCTAACTTACCAGCAGATTTACGGAGTCATGAATGGATTTGTGGCACAATCAATCAAATATTGGGCTGAAGATATTGATCCAGCGTTAGTCAAATATGCAATGGAAATCACTGCTAAAAGCATTAATCCACCTAGATTTGCGTACACAGAAGGCATTATGAAAAAGTGGGTTGCTAGAAACGTCACAACACTTGAACAGGTTAAAGCATTAGAACAGGAACACTTTAACCAACAAGCTAGCAAGCAATCACGCAGTTACGGAAATCGTCGAATTGAAGAAATACCTGATCACATCAAAAACCCACCGCAAGAAGTAAGCAATCCAGAAGGTGTTGCTGCGGCTAAAAAGGCATTAGAGGAACTTTTGGGAGGTAATTAGTGAGTAAATATAAAAATAAAAAAGTCGTAGTGGACGGCTATAACTTTGATTCAAAGGCAGAGGCAAGATACTACCAAAAACTCAGAGATAGTGGCGAGTCATTTTCGCCGCTATCTGAAGAATATTGGGAGATGCAAAAGTCAATACCAGTGTTACCAGCTTATGTATTGCCTAACGGCCGAAAAATCCAGGCAATCAAATACAAAGCCGATTTTGTCAAATATCGAGACGGCGAAATAGTCAAGGTGGTTGATGTCAAAGGTTACCAGGACAATACATCAAAGCTGAAGATGAAAATGTTTAGCTACGTGTACAGATACGAAGTTGTGTTTGCTAAATACGACAGGAAGACAGACACGTTTGAAGAAATGAGCTGTTTTGACAGTCTTAAATTGCAAAATCAGCGGGCGAAACTTAGACGAGAGAAAAAGAAAGAGGCGAAAAGCAAATGATTATTGATGATTACAAGGTAACACCATACTCAGAACAGGAAACGATTATCACTTACGATGCAGAACGGAAATCGTGGTATATCTACACGGATGTACCACCACACGCTAGAAAGTGGGAGAGCATGATTGACCGAAGCAAGCCGTTTAAGAAAGGCTATAACGTAAACGGTGGGGCTTTGGTGATGCTAGAAGGATGTTTGAAAGAGTGCAATGTGACGATTAGCAAGAAACGCAAGAGAGAAATGACTGATGAACAGAGAAAAGCAGCCGCAGAGAGAATGAAGAAAGCTAGAGAGGCTAAAATGCTCTAATTTCTCTAGAACATAAGCACGAAATAGAGATGAACGAAATGAAATATCTCTCTAGAGTAATTATACCCACCAATAAATCAAACTGAAATTTGTACTAAACAAACAAGGAAATCGGAGGAAATCATGAATAAGAAATGCACGCTATGTAACGGGACAGGCAGAATCGTGACAGAGAGACATTCGGAAAATTTGATAACTGTCCGAGCTTGTCCGAAATGTAACAAGAAAGGTCCAGTTTTAGATGTCGGTAAATTAAATCAAGAATGGTTGAGACGATTATAATAAAAATAACATTTCTTAGATATATAACAAAATATCGAAAAAGTATTTTCGAATTTAAGGAGTTGTAATTTTATGGGCTTGAGAGATTGGCTATTTATGATGAAATTAAAAACACAGGCAGATGATTACAAGTATAAGATGCGATTAGATGGAATTTTAGAAGAGGATGCTTATTTGAATTTAGATAAGCGAAATGGCGAAGTATTTATTGATGAAGATTTTGAAACAAAAGACTTTCAAACAGCATTTACATTAAGAGAAATCGCTGATCACAAGATTTTAAGAATGTATGTGCAAGTTTGCAAGTTAGAAAGGGTGTTGGAAGATGCCAACAGCTGAGTATTACCAAGCGATTAATCTTCTGAATAGCAAATGCGAGAAAAACTGGGGAATTGCAATGGATATGTGCAACGAAGAAGAAAAGAGATTTATTGCTGAATCAATCGGTGGAGAGAAATACGTGCAAGACGGATTAAAAGAAATTACATTGAGAAAATGCGAGGATGGACTTTTAAGACGACATCATCACATTTATAAATTCCATCCAGATTATCCGAATGTACTTGTTAGTAGTAAGGGTACAGTATTTAAAATACGCGATAAGGTTTACGAAGATAATTCGAAAATCATTTACACAGTCAACCGTACACGTCGGTCGACATGTAATCGTGTTGGAAATCTGACGGTATCTATTTTAGGTATGCCGGTGTTAGTTAAGAATGTTGTCTATGATACATTCATAGGCGATAGAAAAAAGAAAGAAATAATCATAAATATCAACGGTGATAAGCGAGATAATCGCTTGAGTAATTTAAAAATCGAAACGCCAATGGATAGATTGATGAGAAATGATCTATATCCACATTTAAACGAAATTGTAGAAATGCAGAAACGAAATGTGAAATTAGAATTTATATCAAGGAAATTCGGAGTGACACGAAGTAAGTTGGTTTGGTTTTTATATCAAGCAAGAAAGTTAGGAGTGGTTGAGTAATGAAGATAATTGAAGTATTTATTAAATTGGTTAATGATGAAATTAAAGACCAAACGATATTGAAAATATATGA